TAGCAGATGCTGATAGCGGATTTACGGCAGAGGGGCAAGCCTATGCAAATGCAGCAGGTGTTTGTTATGTTAGTCCAGGAGGCTTTGAGGATTTAATCTGGCAAGGCTTTATCATTCCAGATGGATGTCAGGAGTCTTTTACATTTGCACCTTATGTTATATCTGTGAATGCAGTTGATGGATTAGGTTTGCTTAAAAACTTAAGTTATGTCCAGAATGATGGAAACTTTTATTTAGGTAAGCAGAGTTTTATTGAGGTCATAGAAGCCTGTCTGGTTAGGTTAGATGCACCTAGTTTAGTGCTAAATACTTGTGTTAATATTTATGAAACTAGCATGACGCAAGGCGATTCTTACGATCCTTTAGACATGGCTTATGTAAATGCAGAGCGTTATCTAAAAGATGATCAGTTTACGCCAATGAACTGTGAAGATGTGCTTAGATCAATACTAGAGGAATGGACTGCGGTAATGATACAAAGCGGTGGCGAGTGGTATATTTATAGACCGACAGAGTTAGCAGTTGACGGTGACTTAGTATTTAGAAGATATTTAGATGGGTACAGGATTTATGATCAGCCGACAGTTACCGAGAATTTAGATTTGGTTTTGGGTGGCGAGAGCGAGGGCATAATAGCAGCTCCTTATTTTCATATCAATACTGACCAGATGAAAATGATTGACAGACCATATAAAAATGCGTCAATGTCATATCTGTATGGTAAGATTGAAAATACAGATGAAATGTTAGCTAATCCTAATTTAGCAGGTGCAGGTCAAACCTGCGGAGGGGATCCTATTGGTCCTTGTGCTTTTGTAACTATTCCCGGCTACACTAAAACAGGCACAATGTATGCAGGTTTATACCCAACTGGGGGAGTAATATTTTACACTACGGGAGGCACTTATCCTGTATTGACAGACTATTACGAAAATAATAATTTAATACCGGTAACATTAAATATAACTGTACAAGAGCGAGTAAAGTTTATCATTGAATATGAAAATCCAAATCCTCTATTTGGTACAGATATGAATTTTGTAATTAGTTTATACGATGGCTTAAGCACTCATTATTTACAGGCAGATGGAAGCTGGGCAATAACTCCAGTAGAGCCAGGAATAAATTATTATCAAATTAGATCAACAGTTGGAGCAGGAGGTACGGAAACAATTGTATCTAATCCAGTGCCTATAAGTGGAAATGTTACTTTTAGAATATTAGCGCCATCAGGAACTGTATATAATATTGTGTATACTAGAATTTCTGCCTATGTATTTTTAGATTTTGGAGATGAAATAGGTGAGATTCATACGGCTACGCAAACAGGCAAGTTTACTTTTGTGCCAGAAACTATCAATGTTTTCAATGGCGATAGTCCTAATAAGATGTACGTTGGCGCTATTTATCAAGATGATCAGGTGACTTTAACAGAACGATGGGTAAGGCGTGGAATATCTGAGAGTATTCTAGCAGTTCCTTATGAGGCTAATAAAGAATTTTTACGGATTGCAGTTGAAGAAAAACAAAGACTATATGCAGGACCATTTGTAAGGTTTGAGGGTTCTATATTTGGCTACTTTAATCCTTTGCAGAGGTGGTCAATTAATTTAATAGAGGGTTATTTTATGAATTTAAGTTTAAACTATGACTTGCAGCAGAACATCTGTAAAGCAGTTTTAGGTAGGATAGTAGATGACGAGATTGCTTTAGATTATACATTAGTGCCAGATTACGGAGCGACAACAAAAGTAACAGTAAAAGCAGGACCATGATGCTATTTATAAACAATATGCCAGTAGGGTGTTTGACTTCTGTAAGCAGATCTGAGCAGATTTCCTTTTTAGGAACGTGCAAGACTTCGCAGTCAGGCGGACTGACGCAATTAGGAAGGCTCTACACCTACTCAATACCCTTTGAGGGTGTTATGACTACCGACAATAATATAATGTCGTGGACAGGTTTAAAATCGCTTGAAAGAGTTAAAATAGACTGGGAAATTACAGGCGATGGCATAGAGGGTGAGCAAGGGCAAGGATTTATAGAGAATCTAGAGATAGTAGGTGAGGTGCAGGATTTTATTAAATTTAGTGGTAATATAACAGGCTATGACTGATTTAATGCTTTATATAAATGATACGCCAGTTGGCTGTTTGCTGAGTAATAATCTAGCTGAAAATATCAGCTTTATTAAGACTTGCAAGTCAACGCAAGATATGGCTCAGAAGCAGTTACCACAGTTGCATTCTTATTCTATTAGTTTTGAAGCCGTCTATTCAACAGATCAGGCAATAATAGGTTGGGATCAGCTAAAAGACTTAGGCAGATCAAGACAGATTATGGACTGGTCGATGCTAAACACAGATACGAATGAGGGCGATGCAGGTGAGGGATTTCTGGAATCTTTAGAGATTAGCGGAACTAGCGAAGATTTTGTTAAATTTACAGGAGTTATTACCGGATATGGGGCTATTGTAAATGCAGGATTAACTTATGATGTTTGGGCGCAGGATGCGGGTGTTTATGTTGACAATGGTGGTGGATTATATGTATTTGTAAATTAGAAATTATGCCAGTTATAAATGGAGTTTATTTAAAGGATTTTACGGCATTACCGAGTTCGGTAACGGATGCTAATATAATACCTATTGCCATTACAGGCAATCAGATAGCGTATAGGACTACTGTCGGAGGTATTGTGACAGATGCCAGAGTGACTAGTAAACTATTGACAGGCTTATCGGTCACAGGTGGCGCTATTGCCGCAACAGATACTATCTTAGAGGCATTTGGCAAAGTACAAAACCAGATCAATAGCAAAGTGAGTTCCGTTGGTTTAACAATGCCATCGGCTTTTAACGTAGCTAATTCACCTATAACAAGTGCAGGGACTTTAGCAGTAACCGCAGCGGGTGTAGCATCTCAGTACATTAGAGGTGACGGCGCTTTGGCTGATTTTCCGACAAATGGGGGCGGTGGCTCATCAGTTTCCTATTATCTAAACGGCTCTGTTAGTCAGGGAACTTTTGTAGGGAATACGTACTACGAAATGAATAAAACGCCTGTCATTGGTACAGGTACTGATTTTACTATTGGCGCAAATGGGTATATTGCTCAGTTTATAACAGATGCAAATGATCCTGCATCTTTACTAATACCAGCAGGAAATTGGAACGTAGAGATGTACTTTAGTGCATCATCTAACGGAGGTAATCCTTCATTTTATGTGGAAGTCTACAAATATAACGGCACTACGTTTACTTTGTTAGGTACAAGCTCAGCTACGCCAGAGGGCATAACAAATGGAACGGCAATAGATATTTATTATACTTCGGTAGGTATTCCTGAAACAGTTTTAACAATAACAGATAGGTTAGCGATTCGGGTTTATGTTACGCATTCAGGCAGGACAATAACCTTGCATACTGAGGATAATCATTTATCAGAGATTATTACAACATTCTCAAATGGTATAAATACGCTAAACGGATTAACCAAACAGGCTCAGTATTTTGCGGTTGGAAGCACAGGTACTGATTTTGCAATTTCAAGTTCGGTTGATACGCATACTTTTAATTTACCTACGGCATCTGCAACAAATAGAGGTGCTTTGTCAAGTGGAGATTGGAGTACGTTTAATTCTAAACAAGGAACTATAACATTAACAACCACAGGCACTTCAGGTGCGGCTACTTTTATAGCAAATACGCTAAATATTCCAAACTATGCAGATGGCGGTATTTTGTCATTATCAGCTATTGGTGCAAGTCCAAACGCAAATGCTGCTACCATTACAGGCACAGTCTTAAATTTAGAACCTGCATCAGCTTCATTTGGTGGAGTTGTTACCACAGGAACGCAGACTTTTGCAGGAGATAAAACGCTCACAGGTTCTCTTTATGGTATTGGATTATCAATGACAGGCACAAGTGGTGATATTATTGGTAGTGTAGCAACATCTGGTAAGGCAATTAGAGGTACTGCAACAACAGGTTTTGGGGTGTATTCAAGTTCTACAACAGGTCAAGCAATTTATGGTGAATCTACTGGGACTGGTGGAGCGGGTATTAATGGTACTGCTGGTAATGGCATTGGTGGATATTTTTTAAATAATGCAACAGGATTTGCAACTTTATATGTAACCAATAACGGCTCTGGAAATTTAGCAAATTTTAGTAATTCAGCAGGAACAAAATTCACGATAAACAATGCAGGTAATTTAGGAAACGGAACATACACCTATACGCTACCATCAGCTACAGGTACTTTAGCTTTAGTAGGTGGAGCAGGTGTAGGAACGGTTACAAGCGTCGCTGCTTTGACTTTAGGTACAAGCGGTACTGATTTATCATCTACAGTAGCAAATGGCACTACAACGCCTGTAATTACGTTGAACGTACCTGATGCAAGTGCAACTGCTCGAGGCGTAGTTACGACAGGAACACAAACCTTTGCGGGGGCAAAGACGCTTACAGGAGCATTAGCAGGAACAAGTGCTACGTTTAGTGGTGATGTTGGAATAAATACTTCAACACCTGATATTATTGGATATGGTACAAAGACATTTGGAATTTTAGGAGTTGGTTCTGATTTTCCAAGTTTACAAATTGGTATTCCAGGAACGGCTGCTGCCACTACTGGTCCAATGGGGGATATAAATTTCTTTTCAAAAAATGCTACGGGAGCAGTAGTATCACGTTCAGTAATTAGGTCAAGTCTTGATGGTGCTACAAATAGTAATTTCTTTTCTTTCTTTACAATGAACGCAGGCTCATTAGCCGAACGTATGCGTATCACATCAACTGGTAACGTAGGAATAGGAACAACCACAATGAATCAGTTTGTTAATATTAAGAGTCAATCAACTACTACTTCTTTAGTTAATATAACTACATCAGATTCTAATAGAACATTAAACATTGGTGTTTCTTCGTCAGCAGGTTATGTAATGATGGAAAATGCTGCAAGTTTAATATTAGGAACTTCGGGAGTAACTGCTCTCACGATAGCATCCACAGGAGCAGCTACGTTTTCGAGTAGTGTGAAAACAGGAACTGCTGCCGATAATGGTATTTCTGGAGAAGGAGTTGTTATTAATGCTAATGTAAATGGAGTTAGATTAGTTACTGCACAATCTACAAACACATACGAAACCTTAGCTATGTATTCTTCTGGTGCAGGAGCTTATAGATTTTATGTTGGCTGGGGTGGAACAATTTATGCAACATCAACAACTATTACCGCTATATCTGACCAAAGGTTAAAAGAAAATATTAGACCTTTAAATAATGGCTTATCAATTATTGATAGACTTAATCCTGTAATGTTTGATTGGAAAGAAGGCAAGGGATTAGATAAAAAAAATGATGTAGGGTTTATTGCTCAGGAATTTGAAAAAGTATTCCCTAATTCAGTAACGGAATCATTAGCGGGTGACGATGGAATTTCTTATAAAGCACTTAATCATGGGGAATTAATACCAACATTAGTCAAAGCAATTCAAGAACTTAAAGCCGAAATAGATTTACTTAAAAACAAATAACTATGAAAAACATTACACCAATTCAAATTTGGGATAACGGAACAGTACAAGAGGCAACCGTATTAAATACCTATGCTATCAATGTACAACTAAATAATTCAGCTACCTTTTGGTGGGGATTGTATTCCACAGTTGATGGAAACATAAAAAATGCTTTATCTCAGGGTAATTTGAATATGTCATCAGAACAATACGAACAATGGAATAAGGATGATTTTGCATGGGATTGGGTAGCAGGTCAGCTTAATTTAACTATTACAGGTGATTACGTTCCTCCTGTTGTTGAGCCAATAGTTGAGCCGAATGTTAATGAAAGTGAAACTGTTATAGAATAAAACAGTAGTTTAGTAAAAAATATTATACACGAATTATAAAAATAAGTATATTTACTCAATTTTAACCAAAAATGAAAACCAAAGAAACAGAAGTACAACCAGAAAACGTACAACCAGAAGTACAAAAGTTAACTGTAAAGTTAACAGTTCAAGAATGGGAAGCAGTATTAGCAGTAATAGAGCAAAGCACAAGTCCACACATTCAAGTTAAATCAGTTGCCGCAGAATTAATTAAACAGTTACAATTGCAGATAAAAGATGACAAACCACAACCTAGCTGATTCAGCAACCATAGTAAGCATTTCAAGTGCTTTGCTTAGCATAGCCAATTTTCAGCCTTTAGTAACTCTGGTAGCCTCATTGGTTGCCATAGTATCGGGAGGCTTTGCGATTAGGTATTATTACAAGGCAACTAAAAACCTAAACAAATGATTAGAAGCGGTTTGATAGTTTTCTTAATCCTATTATCCGCTTTTTTTATGTTTTTGTCAGCATTTTTATTTATGGCAAAGAAGCCTAAAAACATTCTTACTACAAATATTGATACAGTTACAGTAGTTAAACGATTTGAGAAGTTTACAAAAGGCGATAAAATACCTTTTAAGATTTTAGATACTATTTATACTAACACAGAGAATCATGATACTACCTACATTATTAAAGATTATAACCAGGCTAAAGAATTTACTGATTCAATTAGGCAAGATAGCAACCTCTTTGTCATCCGAGATACCATCAGCCAAAACAGAATCATCGGTCGCTCATTCAAAGCCAAAATCCAAGAAAAAACCATAACGATTACTAATAATATACAAGCCAAACCTAAATCAGCTTTATACATAGGATTTAGAAGCGATTTAAGCAATGATATGAGCAGAATGGAACACAACATTAGCCTATCATTTAAAACTCGGCAGAGAGGCTTATTTAGCGTTGGTTATGGAATGTCAGGATATTCAATCGGTTATGCAATAAAATTATAGTTATGGCAAAGGCAATGAACGTAAGTGCATACGTTAAAAAATCAAGCAAAAGAGGCGTAGCTGCAAAAAGTAAAACGAGCAGTAATAAAACGAGCAAAAATTATAAAAAAAAATATAGAGGTCAAGGTCGATAAATAATAATATTATGGCAATCAAAAACTTAAATCCGGTAACAAGCATAATGGATTTTAAAACATTTGCAAAGAATCCAATTATAGCTACAATGTTTTTAGTAATCATTGGCATTAGCGTTCTATACATTGACATTAGAGGTAACTTTAATAGTCAATTAGAGGCTCAGAGTGCTAAGATTGAAAAGCTAGAATCGAAGATGGATGCTATGGGACAGTCATTAATTAAGTGCGAGAGCGCAATGAGTGGAGCATCTGCAAAGTTAAGCACATTGGAATCATTGGGTAAAATACAGAAAATCAAATGAGATATTTAGCATTCATACTGCTTTTATCTTCATGTACAACGGCTGAAATTGAGCAGGTAAATAAATACGATACTTTACTCTTAAAAATAGAGCAAAGCCAAAAGGTAATGGATAGCAGTATTGTTGAGGCTACAAAGAAAGAGGCTAAAATAATTAATAAAACTGTTCAAAGCATTATTCAAGACAAAAAGCAAATTGCAGAATTAGTTACTCAGGTAGCTGATGCAAA